GGATTTAATTCAGACATTTCTTTTATATCTTTTTTATTATTATGTATATCATTCTTATAAGTTTCTACTATAGTATTATATAAATCAAAGTATCTATTAGGATAAAAATACTTAGGGTCTTTATTAGATATAACTTTAGTAGTATAATATAACTCTTTAGGGTCTGATGTCTTATGTCCCCATACTATACGGATTTCTATATTCTTATCAGGAATGCCATATATATTTCTTCTATGATAATTATCGTACATATTATCCACAGCTTCTACAGGTGTAGGATTAGCTATTCCTCCAGCTGGTGCATCAAATACTGACGGAGGTATTACAAAGAAACTTCCATCTTCAAACTCAGTATGTGGCGTTGTAGATATAACAGAACTTCTATCAACAGTAGTTCCTGTTAAACCAGTCTTATATTTATATATAAGTTTATCTTCTGGTTTATCCCAATCTGCTGGAGTGAAGTTGGAAAATCTACCTTTAGCTATATTCTTTTCGGCATCCAATAATATTTCATTATAAAGATTTCCATTCTCATCATAAAGTTCTATCTTATTATTAAGCCTACCCTCATCATAAGTCCTTTTTATCATAGGATGAATAGCGTCTGGATTGTATATTATATCATCTCCATTTAATGCACAATAAGGGTCGTCATAGTCATTCGTCTTTAAAACATATGCTCCTTCTCTAGCTCTTTTCTCATTATGATATTCTGTAAAGTTTTTACTATAAAGATAAGGTCCTATTCCTACGTGGTCTTCTTTACGTCTCCATAGATATACTTTTTCTTTATCCTTAAATCTAACTTTAGCACGTTCGTGTACTACGCTTTCTTTCTCTGCGTAAGGATTAGGTACTTTAGACCAGTTAAACATTTCAAAGTATTCTGCACTATTAGGATTATAGTTTCTAAGTTGATTAGTAAAACTCATTCCTGTAGTAGCTACTTCTGATTTACCATACGGTGTTATAACATAAGCTTCTATATCATATCTAACTCCTGATGATATAAGAGTAGGGAATAATACTCTAATATCATTTATAGTAGCCTCTCCGTTAGTATCTAGAGGAACTACTACTCTTTTATAAGGTATTCTACCTTTATCATTATAAGAAACTCCATATACTAAGACTCTATATAAATCTACATATTGAGCTTCAATGTCTCCATTAGTCTTTATAAATAACTTAATTGGGTCAGTGACTAGATTAGCACTAGTTGTATTCAATGCAGTCATAACTACAGTCGGTACTTCTGTTAAGTTGTGCATAGATTTATCTGCAGTAAGTATGAAATCTGTAGACACAAGTTCCCATATAGTACCAGGATATAATTCCGCAGGGTGTATTCCATTAGTAGGATTAATATGTATATATTCTCCTACCCCTGGTAATGAATATTCGGATACATTATTATTTACATATATTTTAGATGTTAAATTAAATTCAGCCATCTTTTTATTATCAAAAAAATGAGCTGCGTCATACAGCCCATTATATTTAGTATTATATAAAGAGCTAAGATCTCCGTTATCTTTAAATACTTTTACATTTCCATAGATAACATTATTATCATAGCTTACTTCATATATTTTATTTCCATTTATATCTCTATAAACAAAGTTTCCAGATTTGACATCGTTATGCCATTCTGAATCAATGGCATCTTTATGTCCATTATTAAAGAGCCATTTCTTTTTTCCAGAAAATCCTATCATAATTCCTCCTTTTATACTATTGCTATTTCTTCTTTGTTGATTTCTAATAATTTAATTATATCAAACAGTACAGAAAATTTGTCACAATGCTCTTTAAGAGGATGTTCTAAATTAAGCTTTATTTCAAGCTTATATTTATTAACATACTTACTAGTTTTATATGGACCATATCCAGAAAGTCCCTTGAATTCTTCTCTAGGACTACCCATAAGCGATAATGCAGTAGGTAGTAAAACATCAGGTTCAGCTATATCTATATATTCTGGGAGGTCTCTATTAGGATTTTCTATATCTACAAATATATTTCCATTATATATCGAACACAACTTTAGTGGAATACATTGAAATACTAAATCTTTAGATAGGATTAAGAATCTCTTTTTACTTTTACATTCATTTTGATATACTACTAAAGCAGGATGTACTTTGTTTGTATTTACTACTTTAATACTATTATTCTTTCTACTATAATCCTCTATAGCAACTATAAAGTGTTTCATAAAATTACTTTTAGTTATATCTACTCTACTATATCTTTCTTTACACCAATCTGGGAAGATGTCTATGTGAGCTTGACTTTTTTCAAGTGTGAATAGAAAGATAAGTTGTATTCTATTTAATACCATAGTATTCATAAAGTTTTCTAATATACTTTGTAGTTCTTGTCTACATTCTTCTGTGTTATATTCTTCTCCTCTGAATATAATTGATAAGCAACTATTTAAATCTATGTATATCTTTTTGCAATCTATAGTCGCTGGGTCTACTTGAAACATTTTATATACTACGCTTCTAAGTGTAGATATAAAATTAGTTGAATTTAATAATCTTTTTTCTACCACGGGTGTTTTCATATCTTCTCTCATTTTATCACACTCAAATCAACGTCAAATAATATATTTTGAAAATATGATATTATGACCTTTTTTTCTTGTTCTAAATCTTCTACTGAATCTAAGAATGATTTGAGTCTGTTAAAGAAAGATAGATATAAACCAATAGTAGGTGCAAATGTGTTTGGATATATGATAGTTACGTTTTGCATATAATCATTAATATAATCATAGATACGCTTTACTCTTATAGTTCCAGATACAGAGTCATCTTCTATTACACTATCTATCTCTGGACACAATTCGTTCACTTTTATCATTGTAGTTTGCATATCATTCCCTCCTTATTTTGATTAAAAAATAAAAATCCCACTAATACAAGATATATTAGTGGGATAATTATTTACACTGTAAAATTATATGCTATATAACTATCAGTTGTAGATACAGATAGTCTTAGGTTTTTAACTCCTCCTAATTCTACAGTCATTACTAATTTTGCAACATCTGTAAGGATAGCTATGTTATCTCCTACTGCGAAACTCATAATGTCTTCAGTTAAAAGAGGTCCTAATCTTCTAGCAACTAATTCCTTCTTTACCCCTTCTCTACCTGGAATTGGTTTTAGAAGTTCGTTTAATGTGCTATTATGGAATATATGTCTGTCTGTAGCAAACGCATTATCCAAAATAACAAGTGGAACTAAAGAAACATTTAATCCTCCAGTAGTTCCTGCATTTCCAGAAAGTTCACTTATAAGCTTTTGATTAGCTTTAGCTTGCTCAGTTTCAGCTACGCTAAGTCCAGCTATACTTTCTGTTCTTAATAATTTAGCAAAGTTTACATATTCTATATGAGCTGATGTATCCACATTATTTCTTAGGTATTCATCAACTTTAGATTTAAACTTAGCTAAACTCATAGATGTATTAAGTCCTACTATATTTTCTAATGCTGTCTTAATAACTAATGTAGAACCTATTTTATTTGTAAAACTAAATGCTGCAAGTATCTTTCCATTTTCAAATAATACGTCATTTGAAATTCTAAATTGACTTGCAATCATATTATTAAGTCTTACTTGTTCTACATCCACAGTAGAAAATACCATAGAAGCGACATACATCGCAACAGCGTCTGATATGTTGAATACAAATCCAATATCGCTTCCATTATCCACGATATTATCTCTATATTCAGTAGTCAATAGAGCTCTTAATGGGCCTTTAATAACTCCATCAACATTCAATGTTTGCTTAAGTCTTCTATCTAAAACTTCAAGCAAGTTTGTTTTTACAGCCGTATTAATAGCTATATTTTTATCTAACGCTGCATATAAATAAGATAATCCTTTATTAGAACTATTGTAAGCTCTAATAGATTTAACTACTCTATCATCACATTTTCCTAATAAGAATCTTTCTAAATCCTTAGGATTGATTGCAAATGATATGTAAGTTAAATCTTCAACACTCAATGTAACGATATTATCGTCTACAGTTGTGTTTGCTAGATATCCTACATCTTGTTTTAGAGGCACTATCTTTCTTGGGAAATTGTGTCCTCTAGTATCATTAACCATTTCGTCATATGATACAAATTGCTTTTTCGCAGTTTCTTCAACTGCTGGCTTTGCTGTTTCAGTCACATTAGCTACTGCGACTTTTTCATCTTTTACTTCTTTAATAGCTAAAGACGGTCTTTTGAATTCTTTCTTTGACATGTCATGTCCTCCTTTTAAATGTTTTAATCTAGATTTATTTACCAAGTATACTTTTGATAAACTATGTAAAAATATATAGTTATCTGTTTGATAAAATTTACATCATATCTTTGTTAAAAATTTATGAGCCATTTAACGTCGTCTCTAAGACCAAGCACTACTGGATATCCATGTACATTTAATTTACGTATAAGTTCTTCTCTGATAGTATACTTCATATCTCTCTGTAAGAAATTGAATCTATTTAAGTTATATACTCTAATGAATAATTCGTATGGAGATAGGAATCTATCTTCTCTTAAATATTGATTTACTAAGATATCTTGTGCTATTATTCTAAAGTCTCTCTCTTCTATATCTAAAGAGCAATCTTCAAATCCATACCATAATAATGATGCAAGTCTTTCTTCTTTTCTATTTTCAGACATCAGCCAATTCTTTATATATGTATACAAATGAGCTCTTTTAACATCGTGATTAACTTGATGTATATTTATAGCTTGGTCTAAGAACATAAGTATTTCCATATCAGCATCATTATTTATAGTAGATGCAACTGCTACACGAACTAAATCAAGAGCATTTGTATATTTAGTTTTATATCTAGGATTTATATATACACTTCTCTTACTATCAGAAGTATCATTTACTATTACAGTATAGTTCTCTTTTAATGCGTCTATTAAGTCTAAGTAATAATCTTTAGTTAAAGCATATTCGTCCATCAAATTTATAAGAGTATCTGGGTCTTTACTATTATAATATTCCAATAGTATAAGAGCAAGTATATCTGTTGCTGTTAATAAGTCAGACCTCATTAAATGCGTTATAATAGGTCTAGTATGCAATTCCTTATTATCTATGATTAACTCTACTATAGCTCTGCTATCAACGTTTTTATTTATAAATAGAGCGTCTAAAGACAACAGCACAAGGTTCTCCATATTATTCTTCACAAAGTAATTAAACATATTAGCAAATAATACAGAAGTCAAATAATCTTCAACAGGATACATATTATCTTTTCTATAAGTAGTCCAGTATATTTTACTAGTAAAATCCCAAATGATTTCATTAAATCTACCAGTATTAGCTCTATCTAAAATAAACGAAAGTATATAACTGAATGTTTTCTTATAGAAATCATTATTATCTATGATACTATATTTAAAAAGATCGTTGTAATCTAAATCCTGAGTTAGAAAGAATAATGCCATATCTCCTGGCATATCCTTAAATGTAAACTCTCTGATTACGTGGTCTAACTCATCTGGATTTATATTAATTTTCTTCATTATTTAAATCCTCCTTTATACACGTCATAATGACGCATTGATTCCATAAATCCCAATACAGCAAATATTATAACTATAAGTATAATTCCAAATATATGATGTTTTTGCATATTCTGAATAAGCTCTATAAATGCTGCAAGTAACACCATTCCCTTAAATATCAATGTAACTATACTTAAAATAGCTACTATAATCTTCATTGCTAATATAGGATTTGGAACATAGCTACATATTATTCTAATAGACATAGCAGCCACAACTGCTTTAATCATATTTGACACTGTGACTTTATCGTATGTAGCTATAATTACGATATTCACTAATAATAATATAAATAGAAATATATCATTATCTATCAATCTTACCACACGTATCACCTTCTTTCATATTAAAAATCAGATGGAGCAAAAGGCTCTTCTTCATTGTATTCATATTTACGCTTAAATACCATTATATCTTTAAGTGCATTTATACCTACTTCGTTTAATACTATGATACCTTGTTCTTGTAATCTATCTTTACTAAGTTCAGCATCATGATAGATATCGTTAAATATCATTATCGTATAAAATAAAGCAGGGTCTCCATATAAGCTTTGAGCAATTAACTTTGGTTTGTATTCCATAATTGCAGCTTGGTGTCTACCCATCTTTATATTTGTAAAGAATTCTGGGTGTGCGTATTTCCAAGATACAAAATCATTTAATATATTACCATACGCAGCGTTTTCAGTTCCTATATCGAATCTGTAAAAGCTCCATTTAGATAACTTACTTTCTGTAGCTTGAGCAAGCATATAATCTTTCATATTCTTAGGAACTTGTAAATTACTTGCTTCTTCAGATATAAGTAACGGTGCTTCAATATAAGGTCTAACACCAAGGTATTTATTATTTAATCCCATAATTTACCTCCTCCTTAAGGCATTTCACTATTCTTAACTAACTTATCTCCATCTAGAGACGTATCAGCTCTATCTTCATCTGCTCCTACAGCAGTGTCATTAAATCTAGGAACTACGTGGTCTATTGCTATTATAATAAAAGTTCCTGGTTCATCTCCATTTACAAATGAACCATACATTTTATGACCTTTCTTTATTATTTTATTATTAATGTTTTGATAATCCACTTCTGTACTATTCCAATATTCTATTCCCTCTAAATTCATATCACTGAATTCACAAGATGTAGCTTGGTGAGTTCCAGTAGTATCATGAGTATGAGGACCACATCCAGCAGCAGTAGTAGGACCAGATAAGTTTACATTACCTGTACTCCATGTTCCACGTGCAACATGTATTTTAGCTGTCTTATGATTAGGAATATATCCATCTAATCTGTATGCATATGGCGTTACATTATATGCTTCAATATATCCCTTTTCTTGTAATTGTGTCGGTGTTACTGTAGCACTGTTTATATTTATTTTAGCGTCTATCTTAGTATTCTTTACTTCCAAACTACTATTATCAATTCCTCCCATTACTGATGGAACCCATACTTTGAAAGTTTGATTTGTAATTCTAGCAGCATCTTCTACTAAATAGCAGACTTCTAAGAAACCATTTTGGTGCATACTACCAATTATATCACTATATGCCATTTCATTACCTCCTTGTATTGTTATATTTAGACAGGTCTTTGTTTCTTACTTTTAAGTGACAAGCGTTGATGTAAATAAATTATAAAGGGAGTGATTATAATGATCATGGAAAACGACAAAATATATCTGAACAGGTCTTTAATATCAATGAGTGCAGATATAAACATTAAAAGAAGTACTATATTCGCAGAGACGCTGATGTGGTTATTTGGACACGAAGCGTTATTATATGGTAAAATAAACGTAGACGATATATTATTCGTTACAGATAGAGATGAAGATATCTTATTAAAGCCAGAAGATTTTATGTATGGAACTCAGCAATTACCGTTAATATTTCCAATGCATATAAATGTTATTAATGCACACGTGTTCAGTAACTTAGAAAAGATTCCAGATATAGTTACGAAAATAAAAACACAGTATAAAGTTATCGTAGTTGGATTTATTAATAATATCAATATCAATGCGTTTAATAATATATTATGGCTTAATAGAGATAGTGCTAATGTAGTTATAGTATATGGAGATGAACTTCTTGATAGTATAGAAAATAAGAATTATCATAGAACATACTTAAGTAATAATAATCTAAGTATAAAGTTAGATTACTCTGAAAATAGAATAAACGATACTAAAAAAATATGCGGAGCTATAGCTAAGATGCGTAAAAGCAGTGATTTAGTGCATATAGCTACAAATGCGATAAGTGTTCAATATATTAATACGATTACTAGCGGAGATTTAATCAGCTTATTAGACACTTTTAATCCAGATATAGTAACTCAAATAATAGTTCCTAAAAGTATATATCACGATATTATCAGCGATATTTATAATAGGATATATTGCAACGAAGACATATTTATAAAGATGTTTAGAAATTATTATTTAAAGATGCCATATATACATATAGTTAATAATGGTAAAGATACTTCATATGTATTCTTAGATGCCATGACTTGTGTTACAGTTACCAATATACATTATATTAGTAGCGTAGGGCATAAAATGGTAGTATCTGTAGATATGAATGTAGTTAATGGAAGATATGCTGGAACTAACTTATATAATGTTATATTAGATTTTAATTCATATATATGGAACTTTAATCCAGATAAACATATTATAGACCCAGATACTGTTAATATGGCTTTAGTTAATTATGCGTTAAACGAAGAAAACATTTGGGATGCTGCATTATGTCAAGTAGTTCCTTTCCCTATATGTACATATGAAACAGCTAAATACGTAGATGCTGTTAATACACATGCATTTATAGAAACATTGGAATGTAATGATATAAACAAACCAGCTAAAGATTTATATCAAGTATTCTGTAAAACTAAACAAAATATATATGTATATCAGTCAGACGTGTTTAGTTACATATAAGAAGTGCATTGATTTTATGTCTGCACATATTTGTGTATTGATTTTTGTCTACACATGTTTATATAAACTCTACTACTACAAGATCACCTCCCGTCTGATTGATATTTTAAAAAAATAACCCTCATTTAGAGGGTTATTTGAACTATCCTACAGATACTACTGCATTAGTAGCATCATGTATTATAGTGTATTCATTTTTGAATAAACCAACGACTATTTCGTTAACGTTTGAGTGGTCAACGACGTTGTACAATTCTGGATTATCCAAAAATGCTTTAAGAGATATATCAGTGCCTAAAAACTTTTGGTCTGAAGCTCTCTGAAATATAACGGACGCTCTATTAAGCATCAAACTGTTATATCTCGATAGAAGTAATTCATGTACTTCTTTGATACTCATGGCTATCACCTCCTTTCAAATGAATGGTGAAGTCGTAATTAAATGTAAACCGGGTACTCTCAATACCCGGAATGCATTTATTTACGTCTTACTCTTCTGAATTCCATTTCTTCCCAGTCATAGCTTCATAATCTTCAGGGTCACTAAAGTCTTCTTGAGTGAATTCTTTCTTCTCTTCCTCAATATATTCAGCTATTTCACGATAGTTATTTTCTTCTATTAATGATTCAGACATAATAACCATTTCTAAAGAAGTGATACATTTTTCTCTAAATGATACAGTTCTATCTTCTACTATTTTAAGACAGCTATTTTTAAATTCGTCATAATCTATATCATCAAGAATTCTTCCTTCAGCTATAGCAAGCAATTCATCATGTATTCTTTCTAATTCATCATATTCAAATTTGTTTTCTAATGCGTATGATGCAAAATATAAGTTATAATTCACCATCCACACATCTCTATCTTTTTTAAATATTGGTATTTTTTTAAGGCAATTTTCCATCATCATTCTCTCCTTTTATATAAATTACATATTTGTTAATGTTGTGTGTATATTCTGGTATTACTACTAATCTAAATATAGTTAATAATCTACTATAAAGCTCTCTATTTCCTTTTATAGTAATAGTTCCACCTCTTCCATCATGGTATATACTTTGTAATAAACCTACAATATGGTCTGGAACTATATTCGTAGTGTCTATTTCGTGTTCACGTAATATACCAAGTATTCTTAAAGAGAACTCTCTTAATATGCTATAATATATATTAAAATAAGAGATTCCTTCAGGAAGAACTCCATTATAAAGTATTTTTAAACTTTCAGTAGCAGCATCTTTTGGATTTCCTAATACTTTTAAATAATAGCTATATTTAGATGATAATATGTCTACTGCTTCTGATTTAACTGCATTCATTTGAGCATCTTCTGTAATGTCATCCCAAACCTTAATATGGGCATCTTTAAGTTCTTTGCATAATAAAGTACCATATTTATCAATCTCACTTATGTATGATTTTATTAACAGTTTCGTATCAAGGTCCGGTTCTGTCTGTTTAATCAAAACCAACTTCCCATCTCTATACTCTGTTCTCATAATACCTCCTATCTTTCTACGAACGCATGTACTCCTATAACTCTATTATCTGCATCTCTAACAGCGTGTAATGAGTTAGGGAATACTAAATCTGTTCTTTCTGGTAATAGATTAAATACTACTTGAGAAACTATATAAACGATACCTTCTTCTGGTGCTGGTATGTCTATAGATACTGATTTCTGTTTGTTATAAATGTGCATATCATTAGTTCCTCTTTCAAACTCTGTATACACTCTTACAAGTGTAGAAGATGGTTTCATTACGATAACTTCATCTCTTTTTAAATAATGAAATACGATATCATGTGGAGTACAGTTTATAAATCTCTTTCCTTCTAATTCATATTCCATTATAATAGAACCTTCATTTTCATTTTGAAATTCTTCTAAATTATATGTAGTTACGTTATAAGGAATATCCGTACAAGGTATTACTCTTTGCTCTCCAGAGTAGCACATTATAGGATTTGGGTCATTTATAATACTTTTAACATAAGTTTTATTTTTGTTTTTCATAAGTTTAACGTAGCTAATAAAATCCTCTACGTTTTCAGGTGTGATGTCCATGTTTGTTTTTAGATTATTATAATTTATACTTGCTTTCATTATTTTTCATCCTCCTCTTCTGATGCTTGTAATTCATTTAGTATCATACTTAAAAGAAGCATTTCGTTAGAGCTAAACTCTAACGAAACTTTTATATCACCTAATTCTAATTCCATTTTACCATTCATATATTTTTACCTCCTCTTAATTAGCCATTTCAGGCTCTTCAGTTTCAAATCCCCATAAATCTATAAAAGTATTACAATATTCAATTCCAGCCACTGTTTTATCATCAAGTAATGCTATACTCTTTAATAAGTCTCCGATAGCTGATAATCTATTATAAAATTCATTATCAATATTCAACCAATCTCCATCTACATCTAGCATAGTACTACATAGTAATCCACTTTCAGAGTCTTCTTCAGTAACATCTGTAAACCATAATACTTTACGTAATTTTAAATCTAAGACTTCTGGAGCTGCTGTTTTAAGCAATTCATACATTCCAGTTTCACTACATTCTCCTATTAATAAATCAGCCTTATCACTATCTAATATCTTAGCGTGTACAGCTGTATTAAGTGCACTATTTATAATATTAGCATAATGTTTACCTAATGCTACTAATACTTCAGCTAGTTTAGATTTATTTTCAAGTCTGTCTATTTTATCAAGAGCACATTCTCCATTATCCTTTAATATATTATAGTATATTAAGTCAGCTTGTTTAAGAATATCTCCTAATGTGAATTCTATTGGAGTATCTACATCTATGCCAAACTTTTCTTTTATTTTATTCTTTATACGCTCATCATGTTTGCTATCTTTTATCAAGATATCTTTTAGTGTATAAGCATTATCTGTAGCAGCATATAACATCATACCAAGAACTTCAAACATTTCTAGGTATATCTTTGGTAATATTAGATTCACTCCACTAAACTTTATCAAACCATCTAATTTTCTGAAAGCAGTAACTACACTTTGAAATGCTCCTGCACTGAATCTTAAATCTTTAGAACTGCTAAGTTCTTCATAATATGTTTCAATATTCTCATCCAAACTAGCTATTTCATTAATGGCGTCAGATGCATCTTCAATTATATCATATGCAATTCTTCTATCATCTTCAGATAAATCTTTTAATGTATCATCTATATCAGCTGCTGTATATGTTAAAAATGCACATACTGTATGTACGATAGTTTCTGAATTTAAATTAGATGATTCAGATATCTTTTTATCATAGTTTATTCCTACCATATCCATATAATCACATATAGTTCTGATAGTAGTGTCAGCATACATCATGTTATCAACGTAATAGCTTAATTCATTGAATGGTACGCTGTCTCTATTCATATCTATAACATTTCTACTCTTTCCATTAGATTTTTTAGATTTTATTTTCTTACTCATATAAATCCCCTTTCAATTTTAACATAGTTCTAATTTCTTTTAAAATTTTTCCAATAGATCTTGAGCTTTCTCTTATGATTTCAGGAAATCTCAATTTTAAAATACTTATATAAACATCATACAAATACACTCCTTCATATATAACATGAGGAGCTAATCCATACACACTATTGACAGCTTCTTTATAAATAAACCAAGCCATCTCTAGTTCTCTTGCTTCTCTATCCATACAGTAAATGAAAGCGTTAATATCTTCCTTTGTGTTCAGTAAATTTGTAAGCATGCTTATTGGTCTTTCATTTTCAATCGGAGCTCTACTTAATATCTTCATATAAGTGTATACGAATATATAACTAGCCAGCTCTCTATATAAGCATTCTTTAACATACTTATCACCCAAAAGATTAAAATTTCCTTCAGCACGCAATTCATTTAACATAGCCAAACTATTGCGTGCTAATAAGATTTCATCATGCTCTTCATTTACGCATTCTATTAATGTTATATACGTAGTCTCTAACGGGTCTAGCGATATATATCTCATAGAATGTGGATAGTTCTTGCAAACT